ATTTCACCCGATGCGAAATTATTAGAAACCGCAGTGAAATCCAAATCAAGATCGAGTGTTGGCTTGCCATTATGGTCAACTTTCTTGGCTTTTAACGCACCATTAAGTAATTTAAGCAAATCTTTAGCTTTGTTGAATGAAGCATCAAAGCCAGTTTCTACATAAATCACTTTTAAGTTTTCGCTCAACTCATGCTCATGGGTTTTAGGCTCATAAGCATTGATCAGTTTCTTAATAGACATCACTCGTCCTTAAATTTTTTGATTACTTTTGGAAATTGGATAACCCATGTATTAGCGTTTGCAGCGTTACCACGTGCATAAGTACCGCCGTTCATGATGCGACCACCAGTAGCAACAATTTCGTCGCCATTGATAGGATCATTATACTTGTGTTGAATCACATTATCCATTGATGGATTTTGTCGCTGGTCATCAAATAACCTCTGCAAGAATCCGTTGTCAGGATGGTTTTGCAATAACTTTAAAGTTAAGTTTTCTTTTGTTTCGCCCGATTCAACCCAAATATTTTGACCGAAAGCGCCAGTAAATGCGCCTGCATCGCCAACAGGCGCAAGGCTGTAGCTATCTGCCGATGGGTCAACACCTGTGATGGTGCGCCCATTAATTACAATCTGACTGCGTGCATGAGAATAAATCATCATTTAGCCCCTTATTGGTTTAATGTAATAAGGATATCTGCTGAATGCATGAATCCTGAATATTTTAATGCGACATTGACAGGCATAGACTTACGCGCTTCACGGTCTGCCGTTGTTTGCTGTGCAAATGAATCACTATAGAAATAGTAACCATCTTCAACATAATCGCCAGTTTTTAAATTGCCAATAGGAGCTAGTGTCCATGTTCCTGTAGCGATAGAGCCGTTGCGCTTGAACATGTCTGCAACGATAAGCAATGCGCCAATCAAGGCTTGTTGGCCATCATCGGTTTGTGGCACGTTATTACGAGCGATAAAGTTGAATGCTTCGACCTGAACATAGTCAAGGAATGCATCTTTAAACACTGTAACGTCGATCCATTCACCACCGAGCATTTCACCCTCTGCGACCATGTTGTAAGAACGCACATCGGTATAATAGTTAATACCTAAAGCGTCGCACTTGTCCGCGATATTGGTTGTGATATTGGCGTCTGAAATAACAAGCGGTTGTTGTTTAAACTTGTTGGTTTTCGCAGTGTTTGATCCAGTCCATACAACAGACGTTGCTTCAATCAGCAATTGGACCGCAGCGTGTTTTTGCCCAGTCTTGTTGTATTGCGCCATCATGCGCCCGCTATTCATTTTAGCGATCTTGTAAAGCGGGTTAGATGCGCTGTATTCGATTTCGCTATCTTTGGTCGCAGTATAAGCACCGATACGCTCAAATTCGCTTGATACGATCCACTCGTGAAGTTCTTCAATTTCTGCATCTGTCATTGCTTCACTGTTATAAATGCCATAGAACTCTTGTGTAAGCTCCGTGATGCTCATTAACGCTTTAGCAAGCGATTCAGGCGTGCCAGTGATAGCATCATGCCCTTGCACCACAATCGGGTTATATGAAGATGATAGGCGCGTTAAATCAGCGATATTGCGCCCGAAATTGGTAATAATTTCGATGTTATCGGTTGATGTGTTTGCGCCCGCAAGTGTTGCTTGAAGAACATATTTTCCGTCAACCAGTGCAAACTCAAATGCTGAGCTTACACCAAGCGCTGTATTTAATGCCGTAACGACCGCAGCATGATCCGCAAGTGTTGTGCTAGATAAGTCAAGATTAACCGTTTCTTCGACTTCATTCGCTTTAATCGTGAAGTTGAATAGTTGTGCAAAGTTAATCAGCATTGTAGGCGCTTGTGTTGCTTGGATAGCGTTGGCTGTTTCAGGCTGAGAAGTTCCCGCCTTATTCCAAAGACCGACCATAATTTTTGATGGTGGGTTATTTGCACCGAAAGCCATTTTTGACGCTGCATAAACTTCCGAATCCAAGCCGAATAAACGACCCACTTCGTCAGAAGATGAAACAGTCACGTAACGGCCTTTAGTCATCACCATGTTAAATTTATGCGTCAAGATTAGTGGCACAGTGAAATCACGTACCGACATTGCTTTCGGTACATTTCGGAACGATGCCCGAATATGTCTATTTAATGGAATGCTCATTGATTTAATACCAGTCCTATGTCTACAGATTCAATTCTATTCTGTTCATGTTCAATAATAAAGTCATGGCTAAGGATCATCTGAAATTGCGCTCGTTCCTCATAGCCACCACCGAAAGGAATTGTTAAGTTCTGAACATCCGAAACATTCACAAGCCCCGCTTTTATTCTATCAAATAAGTATTTTGCTTGCTCAGTATATAAGCATTCTTGTGCATATTGCGCCATAGTTACGGCATTGTTTCCATGAAATGAAATAACAGCCGTAGTTTCTCGCTGTCCCTCATTGCGCTGAATTTCGGCTTGCTTGTTGAATTTTTTATACACCCCAAGACGCGCCGATGGATTTAGTTGCACAGTGACGAAAGATGGCATAGCGGAAACGTCTTGTTGCTTACCCCACTCTAAAACCGAGTTGATATTAATTCCGATTAAATCAGAAATTAAACCGCGTACATCGGCATTTTTTAAATCTTGCTTAATTTTAATTGTCATAAGGTAACTCAAAGCCGCCATTGTTCACATCTTCAACACCATCATACAGTATAAAGATATTATCGGCATAACCGTACTTATCGAAATCCTGATCCGTTACAGCGCGGTATTTTTTGCCGTTCATGCGTAGATAGTCACCAACCTTGACCGAGCGCACGTTGGTAAAAAATTGGTATTGCGGTTTGAATCGTTCCGCTTCGGGCAGTCGCTGCAAGGCTTCGTCACCTAGTGGCTGAGTGTTGGCATTAATCGTTACCCATTCAACCGATTCAACAGGTTTGCCGTTTACACTGGTTCGTGTCGTGATGCCGACCTCATGCGGTTCGGTGAATAGCGGATCATCTAGCAGTTCGGATATATTTATAAGCATAAAAAAGCCCTCTTAGTTGAGGGCTAGTTTAGCATTAATTGAGCAATGTCTTAGCAATGGCAGACACGCGATCTTTGCACAGCTTGTAAATATCTTTGTAGTCTAACCCCGCATTCAATCCATCACTAATAGCAATCTTCACCATAGTTTCAGCAATCTTAATTTCATCGAGTTTTCTAGCGTCTAGGTTGTCACGCTGTCCCGCATCAATGTTAAGTGCTGCATTGGTCATCTTGGTGATGGTCATGTAATACATGTCGGCATTTTTACTACCATTGGTTCGCGCATACTCCACTAAATCGCGGATAGCATCAGTTTCCAAGTGTCGGACTTGTTTCCCCTCAATTCTGGCAATATCACGCTTTACTAACTGGGTTCTGGCATCACGAAAGGCTTTAACAAGTTTTAATTTTGCAGCGACAATATGATTATTATTTCGCATCAATGTTAAAAGGAAGTAGCACTGATCTTCATTTAACAGAGCAAATCTAACCTGTGAATTGTTGTATCCACATTCCGTTTCAAACGGAAGCTGACCAAGTGATTCAAACTGTGATTTGTATTTATCAATGTTTTCGAGAATGGTTCGGTGTCGGTGATTAAGCTCAGGTGAAAGCAATCTTGAATCAACACGAAATTCAGATTTGATTAAAGCGATAGAAAAATCTTTCATAATATAAACTCTTAAAGTTGCGCCACTATTGGCAGGTTAATTATATCACTTATTTTCCGTAACCCATAATCAATAAGCCTATATAAATACAAATCAGTATTTCTTATATCACTTGTTCCGCACTTCGTATGAAATCGAGTTTCTTAATTCACCCGTGTCGATAAGTGGCTTGCTTGAACCTTTCGCCTTAATCGTTTTTTCTGACAATGCTTTAAAGTTTCCAGTGATGAAATAATCCTTCACGTCATTCGTTGCGACAATGCCTATTTTTTCGTAGACAAGTTTTGGGTCTGTGCCGTTTGCTAGAGCGTTTTTCAAACCTAGCGCAAGCAGGTCGCTATAACGCTGTGCATTTGCAATCAATGGCGGTCTTAGCGGATCACGTTGCGGAATACCGCGTGATGGTGCTCCGAGGACGTGTATCGCCAACAAGGTAGCCATATTAATACCACCCTCGTGCATTCCGTTTTTGGATGCAGGTACACCGATGTAAACTTTAGGCTTGCCGATTTCCTTAAATCGCTCAAGAAAGCCTTTTAGACCGCCGTTATGTTCTGTTTGGATAATCATACAATCATTCCAGTGGGCGATACCAACGCCCGTAAATCAAAATAATGTCTGCCATAAATCGAAAGCGCGTACTCTCCCGCATTGGCGTAATTCGTCGCACCTTGATCCGAATAACCAATTGACAACTTACCGACTGATTTCGATGTCGCAGTCAATGGAATAGTCTCAATTGGGTTGCCATTTGCCCCGCCCGCTCGCATGTAGATAATATGCGCCATTAGAGCCATGAAGCCCTCTTGATATAGGTTAGTCCAGATATTCGATTTAACGCGGTTAGACGCGAAATCATAAGCCATATCGATGATGTTTGTCGGCTTGTCTGCAAACTGCGGATACCAAGTCTTAAACTTAGCTATCATTTCTTCTTTTGTCATAATAAAAAACCCATCGTGTGATGGGTTTAGTTTAGCACTAAACTGCTCAAATATAATTTTTCAAGTTTTCTTTAGTGTCGCAAACGAAAGTAACCGATGTCATTTCTTTGCTTGGGTCGCTTGCATGTGCCGCTTCGATACGTGCTTGGTTCTGACAGGTAAACTTGCTGTTAAAAGTTTCGCTGTATTGGTAAATCATAGTATTGCCATCCACAAGCGTCATAATGCAAAACATAAAGATTTTCATATTGTGTACTCTCCTTTTGATAACGTCATAATACGACATTATAACAAAATTAATAAATCAGTATTTCTTATATGTGCTTTTGCTCTTTATCTATCCACTCTCTTTTTATGATTATATGCCACTTACTATATAT